TGCCTTCCTGAGAAGAGCCTTTCTCGCCAATGCCGCGCAGACAGACGAACTGGCCGGATTCCCACTGAACCCGGCCAAACAGAAACGACAGGTGCGCCAGTACCTCGGCCTCGTTGAAGAGACCGAGGTTTTCGGTGATTTGTTCCATGAGTTAGCGTCTGCGTGGGGTTGAAGACCAGACTGCGGGGTGCGGTTCCGCCATCGAGCGGTTGTCTGCCGTGATGATAGTCCCGACGATAGGCGTCGTTACGGGAGCCCCTAGCGCAACCATGCCTGTCGTCACGACCTTCCCCCAGCACCGCTTCGCATACGAGCAGAAGCGGCACCGGAAATCGGTCTCGGTCTTCGTAATGCGCGGAAGCTCCTCCGGCGTTGCCGCCTCGATGACGCGCACGGCGCGGTCTGTGGCTTCCTGTGCTGTCTGCGCGTCCCACTCGACGAACTCGGCGTAGACCTCGCCCGTGTTCCGGTTCAACGCCGTAAACAGCCCGCCCTTGAGGTCGAGGTAGCCGATATACGTCTGCATCTGCGCGTAGTACACCGGCTTGGATGCCTTCACTCCCTTGCTTGAGGTGTCATTCCACGACTTGTCATTGAGTGCCTTGTTCTCCCACAGCAAAGGGGCATCCGTAATGTGTGGGCCGCTGTGGATAATGCCGTCGCAGTGACCAGCCAAACGACCGTCAGCCACGCTAAATCCGATTTGTTTTCCTCCTTTTCCATGCGTCTGCAAGTCGTACCCTGCCGCCTTCATATAGGCAATCATGCGGCTCTCGCCGTCATGCCCCATGTCGAAAATCCGCAGAACTTCAGGGCTGAAGCCAGCCCCTTCATCCTCTGGAACGTGATGGTACTCATACCCCAGCTTGCGCTCGCAGGTCTCGCCCCATCTTGACGCCCCGAGGTAGGTGCGCGGCTTTTGTTTCTTGTGCTCTGTAAGTATCGCGGCGTTAATGGTTTCCGCGATGTCGTTTCTCACTGTTATTGTGTTTGGTTTGAACATAGGGGGCGCGATTATGCTTCACAGTCGGGGTTCACGCAAATCCAGCATCCAGCTGTACGGCGAATGCGTCCGGTCTCTTCATTCAGCTCTCCTTCAAAATACCACTCCATGCACTCCTCGCATTCGGGGCAGGTGGGGTCTTCCTCTTCGTCGGGGTTGGCGCTCACGGCTGCACCCCCAATCTAGGCTGAAGTTCCAGCAGAATCTTCGCTTGCGCTTCTCTGGCTGCGTCCCTAGCTGCGTCCCTAGCTGCGGCACAAGCTGCGACACAAGCTGCGTCCCAAGCTGCGGCATTAACTGCGGCATAAGCTGCGGCATAAGCTGCGGCATTAGCTGCGTCAGAAGCTGCGTCAGAAGCTGCGTCAGAAGCTGCGTCCCAAGCTGCGGCATAAGCTGCATGTCTCGCTTGCTTCAACTCCTCCTTGGTCGCGTTGCCATCCGCAAACCTCTCTGCAACCTCAACGGCGTTTCGGCTACGCTCATCAGTGAGCAGATGCCAGACTTGCCGAACACAAGCGCAAGCTAACTTACGCAAGATACGGTCTGAGGCCATACCCTTGCGGGTTGCGACCCAGATTCGCCAATCTGGTTTCAAGTCATCGCGGAGCCAAATCTCCTCAATGCTCTCGCAGCCCGTAGCCAGTGCCCACTTCGCGCCGTCTTCACAAGCTCCGTACTCTTTGAGCCAGTCTTTCAGTGCGCTCACGGTTGCACCTCCTCGGGGAAGAGCCTCGGGTGGTTTTTCAGGTGCTCCGGTTCCGGCGCTAACTCCGGCGGTCTCGCCGCGAGCGTGTCTGCGATGCGCTTCCGCAGCGCCGCAATCTCTCCATTCACGTCGTCGATTTCGCAATCAACATCATCGGCCTTACGGTTCAGGTCGTCCAGCTCGCGGCGCAGGTTCTTAATCTCCTTCTCTATGCGCTGAACATACTTGCCCGTGACGGCGTGCCACGCCGTCTCGATGTCGTGGGCCAGAACATCGACACTCCCGTCCTCCTCGCCTATGTTCGAGAAGGAGTATACAGACGCGCCGTCTGCGTCTGCGCGGCACTGGATACCTTCTGCGGTTATGTGCCAGTTCCCGTAGAACCCATCACCGCTGTACTGCCCCCAGATGGGGGCTTTTATTTCAACTGTTTGCTTCATTTGCTTCATTGTTTAGTAGTGTGTATTGCTGCTTGTATAACTCTTTGATGTGCGCGGTCTCCTCGGTCGTCAGGTAGAACTCGATATTGTCAATGATTTCGAGTGCGGCCTTGGCGACCTCCTTGGCGCGGTCGGGTTTCTTGCTCATTCCGCATCCTCCTCCTCCAACTCGGCAATAAGCGCGTCGGCTTGACTAACAGACCATTCCGCAATCCTTTCAACTGGAAGCTCGGAAAACTCAGGGTTAGCGCAAAACCCCTGCATCGCTGCAATCGCGGCGCGCTCGCGGAGAGATAGCTTGGATGATTGAGACCTGCCGAACTTAGCGCTCATACTGATACCTCCTTGCAGACATGAACTTGAGTGCCGTCTGCGGCGACAATCCACGCGCCGAGCGAGCGTTTGTACTCAACAAACTCGGTGACGCCTCCGACCGTCTTCGCCCACTTCAGCACAGCTTCGATGGTCTTGCGCTTGCCTCCCATCGGGAGACCAGCCCTGCCGTTGATGACAACCCTGTAGCTCATAACGAAAACGCCTCCTTTATGGCCGCGAACAAGCCGCGATTCTGCTCGCACTTATCCAACTGCCGCGCAAGCGCGGCAATCTTCTCGTCTGCGTCCACAAGCTCTTTGGTGAGCCGGAGCAAGTCAGCCTTCATGGCGTCCGTCTGCTGGCGCAAAGTCCAAATCTGAGTGTTCTTGCTCAGGTTCTTCCGGCGCAGCGCCGCGATATACACTTTCGCCTCCGCGAGAGAGGCGAGGTTTTCAAGTTTACGTCTCATTTCTCCTCCCCTAAAAACTTTTCTACATTCAGCAAGCTACGCATAACATCCTGAAGCGAAGGCTTTACGGCCTTCCTCATACGGTCGTGTAAATGCTTGGCGTAACGCTGGGTGCTTCCGTGCTCGGAATGCCGCTCCAGCGCGAAGATAAGCGGCATTGCCTCAAGCAAAAGCTCGCGGAAGGTGTCGCTGTCTTCCTGCTCCTGCTCCTGTTCTTGTTCGTTGATTCTCATTTGGTTAGTGTGTATTTGGGGTTTACTGTTTCTCTGACTGCCCGCTTGACGGGATTCCGGTACTGTTGAATAGCCAAGACGAGGATAATCGCCTCAACCACAACAAATAACGCTAGGGTTTTGATTGCCATTGTTTTGTGTGCGCGTTGCGCGGTTAGGTTTATACGCTTCCTTTTGTGGCGCGTCAAAAGTTTTCTACTCACCCTTGCGCTTTGTCTGCAACCTGCTGATTTCGCGCCGGATATGCCACACCGCTTTTTCAAGGTCTTGGATGTGCGTTGACTCGCTTTTCAGACCAGCCCGCCACAGATACTTAATCGCCGCGCCGACGTTCAGCGTCATGTGCTCAATAATCTCAATGCACTCGATGCCAGCGGGATGCGAGTTGTAGTGCGACGGGTGGTTTACCGCATCGCCACCGGTCGGCTTGACGGGGATGTGGTTTGGGTATGGAGGTATCTCAGCCATTTGTTTCCTCCTTTACGAAGCACCCGTTCGGCAGGAGCGTCCCGCGCCTGTCCTTGATTTCGTTCCACGCGCTCTCAAGGCATTCTGTCAGCGTGATTCCCTTTAGGGCGCAGTAGTTTATGAGACACACAAGAATGTCTCCCACTGCGTCTTTCGCGGCGTCTGCCTGCCCCTTGTTGTGAGCGTCTGCAAGCTCGCCCATCTCGCTCACGGCCTTCAAGAGCTGTGACTCCGGCGTGGCGTTTGGGATGATTCGACGGTCTTTCGACCATCGGATGACATCCGCTTCGCAATCGTCAAATGCCGTCATTCCTGTGCCTCCTGTGCGTTTTTACGGGCCTGCATGACGCCCATTGCGAGCAACATCACCACGCGGTCGCACTCGTCCTTGTCCTGCGGCGAAGTGACGAGGTAGTTGTCGCCCTTCTTACAGATGATGATTTGCACGTCCGACGGCACGGCCTCGGCAAATGCCTGCACGAACTGCTGCGTTAATAGCCGCGCTTCTTCTATGTCTTGGTCTTTACTCATGTTTATTTTCTGGGTTTTGGTCTGGGTGGGTAAATCGGGGCATGGGTGGTGCAGACGAAAGTGCCTCGTCCGTCTGCCGTCATGCCCTTGCGTGTTGCAAGGTTCTGGCAGCGGGCAAAGGCCGGTCTGCCGCTTATCTTGGTGACTGCGATGTGGTCGCATTGCTTCCCCGTGTTCATGCTGTGAGTCTGGCTTTGATTTTGGATTCATTGAACATCCACGTCATTATGCAGCTCGCACGATAACGCGAGCAACTGAACGGAGTGACCTTCCCCTTGAGGTACTCCATCTGCTTCTCGGTCGGCGGCAGCGTCAGCCAGCTCTTTGTCTTGCGGCACGCAGACACGTCGCCGTTCGAGCGCAGGAAGTCGTCCGCAGACGCGATGCACATAGACCGCTCCGGTGACATCTCCAGCAGCTCAACCGGCTTGCCGACAACGCCGCCAATCGAGTGAAACACGCCGCCCATTTCGATGACAGACGCCCATGCACTCATGCCATTCGCCATCAGAACGATGTTGTCGAACAGCGTCTCCCAGCGGAACGGCGAAGCCCCGATGAGGTCTACCTCCGTCATCGTGAACGTAGACGAGTCGAGCGTGCCGACCTCGATTTTCCATTCGTGTCCGCAGACAGGGCAGGTTCGCACAGCGGCGGGAACCTTCATGCCGCAACTGGGGCATTTCTTCTCCGGCGCAGAGGCGTCTGCGGAGCCTTCCTGCACCTTCGGCGCAAGGTTTGGCTCCATCAAAAAGTCGCCGTGCGTGACCAGCGAGAATCCGAAGTCCAGAACGATGCAGTCGCTCTTGGTCTGGCCGGGGTAGCGCCGCGCATCCAGCTTTCGCAGACCGCGCCCGACCATCTGAATCATGGTGCTTTTGGCCGAGCAGGGCCGCGCCAGAATCACGCACGACACCGGCTGGCAGTCCCATCCCTCCGTCAAGACGGCCACGTTGCAGACAACCTGCCAGCGGCCCGCATCGAACTCCCTGAGCGTCTGTCTGCGGTCTGCCTCCGACATCTCGCCATGAACGGTGACGGCCCTGACTCCTGCTGCCGTGAAGGCGTCACAGAGGTGTTGCGCGTGCGCCACGGTCGAGCAGAACGCCACGGTCTGCCGACTGCCAGCAACCTTCCTCCACTCTTCGATGATTTTGTCGTTGAGGGGGCGGTGGTCCATGATGGCCTCCACCTCGCCCATGTCGAAGTCGCTCGCGGTCTTCGGCACGCCCTCCAGCGCGTCACGAATGCCGATGTCCAACACGAAACAGCGCGGCTTGACGAGGAACCCACCGGCAATCAGCTCGGTCAGGGTGATAACGTCTGAGACCGTTACGAACGTATTGACCAGAGCCTTTCGGTCTGTCCGGTTGGGGGTCGCCGTAACCCCAAAGATATGCCCGTGGGGGTTTAACTCACGGAAACGATTCAGAATCTTCTGGTAGGACTCGGCGGCAGCGTGATGCGCCTCGTCAATCACAAGAATGTCCAAGTCGTCCGGCATTTCGGACAGGTTCGACGGCCTGCAAAGCGTCTGCACCATGGCGAATGTTGCGCCACGGCTGAACGCCTTGCGGTCTGCGATAAACACGTCCGTGCTGAACTTGGGGTTTACCTTCTGAAAGGTCGAGCGGTTCTGTGTAACCAGCTCATCGCGGTGCTGTAGAACGAGGGGCCGCTTGTAGTCGCCCGCTACAGACGAGAGGATTACCGTCTTTCCTGCGCCGGTCGGCGCTACGCCCAAACACGCGCCATGCTGCTTGAGCATCTCCAAGGAACGCTCCTTGAAGACCTGTTGCCTAGGTCTGAGAATCATTGGTTTATGTGGTAGGTGGAACGGCGGTTTGTTTCACACAGGCCAATGAGAAGCCCTCGCCGCAGAGTCTCTCTGCGTACCATGCCCGCCGTTCCGATGTTGACTTTACCGAGCTTCTGTCACCGCGCAACTGAAATGGCGGCGCAGCAGACGTTTTGCCGCGAGTGCGACTCCTGTGTGTTCCGTCTGCAATGAAAGCTCCATGAGCTGTCGTATTGTCTGCTGAGACTTTCGCCCTGCCGCAAGTGCCCGAACGCACCACCACAACCGCTTTTCCATTCATCCTCCCGTTCGGGCACCTTCGTCCCGTTTACGACTTTCTAAGGAAGGCAGGGGTAGAAAGACCCGTTGCCGCCGGAGCTGCTGATACCGCGCCACCGCCGAACGGGCGAGGGGCCGCTGGCGTCTGCGCGGTCTGCGCTGGTCCAGTTTTACCAACAGAAGTGACTCCTTCCTTAAAAGACTTCCAGTTTTTGAATCCAGAACTTGTTGGATTCGGCGAAAGGTACTCCTTTACGTCATTCTTGTCTGCGTAGCCGTTCTCCCCTTTCTTGACTCCAACTTGAATCTGGATGGTACGGCCTTGGAGATTCTCCGCAACGTGCAGCAGATTGCTGCCGGGGTTGGCGGGGTCGTCTTCCGCAGGGAAGAGGTTGTAGGTCTCAGGCTTCTCATGGTCGAAGATGCCGCAGGACTCGAACATCCGAGTAAGCGACCCAATGGCCATGTTTTTGCCAGCCTCAGACACGCGGTTATCCCAAGGGTCAGAGACCATGGTGAACACGCGACGGTTATGGAAGTCGCCGCCCTGAAGGATAAGCTCAAGGTTGAGGTAGCGACCCCCT